GGGCATCCCAGTAACTTCCAGTTGGCCACTACCAGACCTTGCCCCCCAAGTGATTGAGTACCAAACGGTTACAAGATTGCCAACCTTTGTGTAACGCCCATATTGCTTATTGTAAGTCCAAGAGCCAAGGCCAAAAGTAGGCGTCCAAGTCCCAGTCTCATAGTCATCCAGCTTATTAGCCGAACCAGTGCCGCCAAGGTAGACACCGCCAGACAGGTAGAGGTCTTTGAAGCGGTTGCCTGATGCCCCTATATCAGCGACACCTGTAGTTTCTGGGTATACTATAGAGGAAGTGCCAAACGCTAAACGAGAAGCTGCGGATGGGTTTCCGTCAATGAAAAGACCTCCATTGAGCGCCCCAATACTCCCCACCACGGTGCCGTCTTTGTTGAAGTCTATAAGACTGCCATCTGAGTTGTTGCGGCGAAGAAACGCAGGAACTGCTCCATCACGAGTTACCGCTATTTGTCCAGAAGACGCCAACTCAACACCTGTCGCAGCACCAAGACTCGTCTTACCCACCAGCAGGTTGCCCGATGAGTCCAGCGTCATAGCTGTGCTTGTAGCGTTGTCGTCGATGCCCCGTGAAGTGAAGCTGCCAGTAACGGTGAAGTCTGTAGCGCCAGTCACGTTAGCTGCTTCAAACGCTGTGTAAGCTACAACCTCCAGTACATCACCTGAAGCTGCACCAGTCGTCAGCACTACATCTGAGCCATTGGTAGCTGTGAAGTCTGTGCCATCCACCAGCTTAACACCGTTGAGGTATACGTCGAGGAACTGTGGTGTGTAGCCAATAGTAGCGAAGCTAGTCTGACTTGAAGTGGCTGTGAAACTCTCACGGTTCTGTGTTGCCTGTGGTACAGGCTGTGTGCCAATGTATCCTGACATGTTACATAGCTCCTATAATAAATGCGAGTAGTTCAGGGTAACGTACACCAAGTCGGGTACGCTCAGTGGCACCTGTTACATTAGCAGCAGTAGTGCTAAGGAGTACGGCCTTAGTGCCGAGATACCCAGCCATTATGATTGCTCCAGTACTGAGATGATTACATCAGCAGAAGTAGCTGTATTAGAAGTAACTACTACTGTATCAGCAGCTGCTAGGATGATCTTACCATCTAGTACACTCAAGCTAGAGCCGGCTGGAATAGCCGCATCTTTAACTAGGTATACACCAGCACACTGCACTGAGATAGAAATCTGAGATGCTGCTGTGTTAGCCACAGTCATACCGATCATGACTGCTGTAGTAGACCCTGGTACAGTGTAGACTGTAGAAGGTGAAGTACCTACTGAGGCGCTTGTGTAGTTGACGAAAGTATTAGCCATTTGTTAGTTCCTTGTTTGATTCAACCGAGGGCGATTGCCAAGGCAAGGGCTGTGCCTGCTTGGTCTACATCTAAGTTAGTACGTGCTGCAGCCGCTGTGGAGGCGCCTGTACCACCGTCTGCTACTGCTAGGTCACCTGAGGAGGTGATTGAGGAAAGGTCTGCTGTAAAGGCCCCTGAGGCGCTCAGGGTAGTGAAGCTACCAGCTGCTGCAGATGTACCACCGATGACTGTACCATCGACTGTACCCCCGTTAATATCCACCGTGGATACAGAACCTAGGTCAGACCAAGTACCAGTAAGAGAACCACCACCTGTAGCACTCAGTGCAGTGAAGCTACCAGCTAAAGGGCTTACACTTCCTATTACAGTGTTATCAATCCCACCTCCAAGGATACCAGCTGAAGCTATGACCGCTGAAGGGATAGTCATAACACCTGTTGAGTCAGCAATGGTGGCTGAAGCAGTACCGTCTTTGGCTTTGATGTTGGTTACTTCAATGTTAGTTGTATCTAACGTGGTAGAGTTAACTGTTACAAAGGTAGGGCTGTCTGTTGTGTTTACACCTTGGTTTAACAGAGTGTCAATGCCATCGAGTTTAACACCATCTGCAGCTACATCACGCCCATCTACAGTGCCACCAACAGTGATGTTACCTGTAGCACTCAGTGCAGTGAAGCTACCCGCTAGAGGAGTTGTAGCACCAATGACAGTGTTATCAACAGTACCACCGTTGATGTCAGCAGTAGTAAGCACAGCAGAGGTGATAGTAAAGACACCAGTGCTATCAGCAATAGAAGCAGAAGCTGTACCATCGTTAGCTTTGATGTTAGTCGCTTGCAGGTTAACTGACTCAAGGGTACCAGCGAAGTAGCCGTCCTTAAACATGTAGACTGAAGTACCTAAATCGATATCGTTGTTAGTAACTGGGTAAGCTATACCGTCTTCGATACGAAGTTGTTCAACACCTGTCGACGCTACATCTACGTAGAAGCTAAGACGATCATTAACAGTGTCTACTTCAATCTTATTAAGAGGGGTTGTGATACCAGCATCACCTATAAGACCAATGACAGGCCCTTCAGCTGTTGTACCATCATGTGCGTGACCTGTAGAGTTATTGAATGCGTCAAGAAGTGCACTGAACTCATTGTTAGAGTCAGACGCTTGAATAACATCACCGTCAGTATAGGTACTTTGTCTTACGTAACCTGCCATTTGTCTCTCCTGTTATCTCCGTGCCCCAGTGGTAAACTCTAGGGAGAAGCCTTTTAATGAATATGGGACCGATACACCGTTATCTACAACACGTAGAGCAACAGAGAAACCTGAACCCTCTACCGGTTGCCTAATCAGTGGGTCTGTCTGACCACCGTAGGTAACTGTACCGTACAGGCCAACACCGTATAGAGCAGCAACCTTCGTTGAGTCAAAGGGGTAAGCCTCTGGTCTAGCTACTTCAGCACTTTCGTAGTCATACCTAAGGAACAGGTCAGAGTTAACGGCACCTTCTGGTGCGTAGTTGATAATCACTCGTTGAAATGCTTTACGAATACCAGGGTCACCTGCTGTGATGTCTGGGCTACGGTAACGTCCAAGGATTGTAGTAGTGTCGAAGGTGTTACCCTCTTGGTCCCTGTATACGTACCCATCGTAACCACCTAGCATAATAAAGTAGTCACCTTGGTACTCTTCGGTATCACTGCAGTACATCTTAATACCACGGGTGGTAGAGAACTCATAACCTTGGTCTTTACCACTACAGATAACACCTTTAGTGTCTACTGCGTCTACACCGTCTTTAGAGAATAAGATTCTATACTGTGTCTTATTTGGGATAACGTATGACTCAAACTCAGACACACTCTTCTTATCCTGGAACAGTTCTTGGATTGGCTTAGTAATAGAACCTAGTTCAACGTCACCAATCTTCTGAGTACCAGCGATAGTCCGTAGACCGTCTGGTCCGAGAAAGATAACATCCCCTGCAAACTCTTTAATAGTCCAACCACTACGGCAACCAATCTCACGAGTAATGGGTTCTAGTTTGAAGTCAGCTTGGGAGCTACCAGTAAGACGATAGATACGGTTAGCTGAGAAGATGTACAAGCTGTCGCGGAAGACGATCATCCCTGTTACAGGGCTGTCCACTACTAGGCTACCAGCTCCATTAGCAACTGAGAAGTCATCCAGTGTAAGAGGTGCTGTAAATATAACCTCTTGTGGGTTAGCCGACATACCAGTATAGAAACCTGTGTTCTTAAACACTGAGATGTAGTGTGCATCAACTGGAGAGTTAGTCCCGTTGATATCTGTCACAGAGGTACCATCCCAGTATGAGACACTGTTAGACCCATCAGCAAAAGCTAGGAGCTCTACACCGTTAAAGTTAACACGGCGGAACGTATACTTCTTAGCACCTGTACGCCCAGAGTCGATGGAAGTCCACATCTGGTATACTGCTGTAGAATCTAAGTGCTCAACGTCAAGAGTGCTATTAGCACCCCGAGTACACCCTGTGAAGGTCGTAGTGGTTTTACCTGTGTAACTGATCTGCTCAGAGTCAATGATAATAGTACCAGTGTCTGAGAAGCCTGTAGTGCTGTCTACAGTGACTGTTGTAGCTGCCTGGGCTAAGACCCCACTTAAGGTATTAGATGCGTCTGTAGAGCGGTATACAGCCTCCCCACGGGCTGCTATAGCCTCCCCTTGGTAGAAAGCTGACATCAAAACAGGCTCAGCATCTGATACAGTAAACGGGACCTTCTCTGAGGTCCACTTAGTATAACCGTCTATACGGCGGTAGCCACCTGTTGTGTCTGGTTCAAAGTTCTCTAACTCAAGAGCCATACCTGACTCGATGTTGAAGTTGGAACGGTTGAGGACTAGGCCACCCTTGAGAGGAAACACAAAGGGGCTAAGACCAGAGGAATCTGCCATGTTATTTAGCCCTTATTAAGAGATGGAAGGAAAGACGGAAGGGGTGCCTGACCTTTCTACTACAGTGGAGCGTACGTACGGGTAACGGTTAGTCAGGATACTTCTAATGTTAGAGATGCCATCCTGGAAGCGAGCCCAGTTTGCACTATACTGGTCTAGCTCACCACGGTACTGGTATGCGTAAGCCGTAGCACCGTCTGAGATTACCTGACGGTACGCAGAGGGGATACTAGGTACGTCAGCTGCAGCAGTAAGAGAAACAGGTTGATCGTAGTATTCGTACTTAAGTGTGTAAGCTTTATCTGGGTATGGACACAAAAGATAGTTGTTATCAGGTGTACGTACTACCCAGAGGGGACGACCACCTTGTGTTGTTGTATCATCTTCTTGATCTACATACTTGTCTAGGTACTCTTTGTAATCTAGACGGGAGAGGGCACCACCTGTTGAACCGAGACTAGCGTCTTTAACTAGACGGAATGTATCGTAGTCAACAGTCTTGGCTGTTGTAGGAATTGTGTAACGAGTTTGACCAGCTACCAATACTTCGGTCTGGGTAGCGTGGTTGAAAGGCCAGTTAAACTCTCTGTGGTTGATGTAGTTAATAGCATCGTTAACTGCATTCTTACATTGGATCTGGAATCCCCGAGCTGAGCCAAAGTTAGAGGAAGTAAGAGACACCTCGTTCAAGCGGGCCAATACTTCGTTAGTAATGTCTAGGTATGTATAAGCCATTTCTTACCTTGTCTATGAAGTCCGTACAGTGTTAGAGGCCCCCGAAGGGGCCCCTAGTTAGTTATTATGCCAAGTTGTACTTAGCTGTTACAAGAGCCTCAGGACGCAGAATCTTACGACCATAGAGGTGCATACCACGGACGATGTCAGCAAAGCTGTCTGGGTCACGGTATGTTTCTGTCTTGTTGATCTGCTCAGCAGTTGCAACAGCAGAGTCATGGCCACCAACAATAACACCGTAGTCAGTGTTCTGGTTAGCTGTACCTGTAGTAGCAGCACCACCACCTACACTTGGCAGGTTGTTTGAGACATAGACGCGGAAGCCGTTCCACTTGTTCATGACGAGACCGTTGCGCAGGGCACCTGAGTCACCGAAGTCAGCATTCAGGAAGCGGCTGTCTTCGTCCATGAGAACTTCAAGCATAACTGGGTCAATTACGATCCAGCGGCCATCTTTATCAACGTTCTGTTGGTCAAGAAGACGACCCATACGGTTGATCAACATAACAGGTGAAGCATATGCTGTTGGTAGAGCTGTTGCACCTGGGAGGCGAGCAGCAACTGGGATCGAGTGATCAGCAGCAGAAGCAGTTGTGATGTTACCAAATGAGTCTTTGCGGAGCTTCATTGAAGCCAGCAGTTCGTCTGAACCAGCCGTTGTGTCAGCTTTAGTACCGTTTACTTGGTCGTTTACAGTGTCACCGGCAGTGTGCAGAGCAGACTGTTTGTAACCTGAAAGGTAACCGAGTACTTCTTGGTCAAGCTGGTCAGCCAGGCGGTAAGCCGCGCGGTTTGTAGCAAGGTCCATGAAGTTAACGTGGCTGTGTGCTTCTTCGATATCGTCAATCTTGAAAGCAAAGTAGTTAGCTTTGTCGACAACGAGTGAGAAGTCTGCGTCATCAAGGTCTTGAGCAGCGATAGTTGTACCACGTGCGTAGCTTGATACTGAGATTTCAGGCTCTTTGATGATTTTAACTGTATCACCTTGTGCACTGATTTCACCGAAGTAGTCAGAGTTAGTGATGTCATTACAGATAGCCTTCTTGCGGAATGCAAGTTGTACTTTCTTGGAATAGATAACACTTGAGAAGTTGCCGTTAGGCAAGTTGGTGTAACCACCAGCTGATGCGAAAGCCATTGTATATATCCTTCTAGATGTTTGGCTTGATAAGTAAGAATCCTAAAGACCCACACAAGGTGCTTAAGGTTAATCGAGTTATGTGTGGGAGGATTCCAGTTAAGAGAACCTAAACAATCGGGATAAGAGGCTGATAGATTTCTAGGGTGCTTTCAGGGTAGCTTGCCAGCTAGTCCCTCCAGGGCCTGTACTTAATCAGGTAAGTCTTAGAGATTATTAGTGTTCAGTAGTCTACCCCGTTAGGGGCTACTGTATATGTTCACGGGTATCCAAGGCGGGGCCGTTAAACATATACAGTTATACCATACTCGTCCTTGGGTGTCAAGGTTTAATTGAGTATAATGATATTAGCGAGCACGGCCAGAGATGTCGTAAACAAACTTACCTGAGGCCATCGCTTCTTGGATTTCATCGTAACGGTTCTCAAACTCTTTGTCACTCATCTTAGAGACAACTGACTCTTTGAGATAAGAACCTGCCTCGTCTGTATCAACTACAGTACGGGACTTCTTAGCTACTGTTTTAGCAGCATCCTTGGCTTGAGCCTTCTTAGCAGAAGGTGTAAGACCGTTGTCAACCTTGTAAAGGTCAAGAACACGGATAACACTACCGGCATCGTCTGAGTTCTCATAGAGGGCGTCACGTACCCACTTAGGTTGCTCGTCGACCCAGTCATGGAACTCGTCTGCCTCACGGAGGTCATCGAAGTCAGAGTGTGCTTTACGAATCTCTGTCTCAGCACGAGTACGGGATGCTTCGTACTTAGCCTCATCCAACTCCTTGAATCGTTCACTAGCATCAGCGAAACGCTCAGCAGCTTTCTTCTCAGCAATGGTCTCTACGATAGCAGCTACATCGGGGTGCTTGCTTGCCCATGCTTCGATGTCTTCGTCTGACTTAGGTGGACGGACTGAGGTGTCGGATTTAGCAGCTTCAAGCTTCTCTTTCCACTCCTTCTCCTTCTCAGCCATATGTCGGCGCAAGTCACCATAACGTTTCTTAAAGGACTTCTCCTCACGGCTAAGCTTCTCATCATCTTCTTCATCAGACTCGTCAGACTCAGGAGCAGCCTCTACAGGCTCTTTAACCTCTTTAGGGGCCTTGGGTACCTCGGACTCCTCCTCGACCTCCTCAGGGGCCTCTACGCCGCTCTGAGCGGCCATCAATGCTGCTAGTTCCGCTTCATCCTTTTTCATACGAGCTTGCTTAGCTGCGTAGTTGCTTCCACGGGCCATCATAGCCTCATCAATCTTAACTTCTTTAACCATTTCTTTAGCCATTGTATATTCCTTTATGTTGGGGTCAGCTTATGCTGAGTGGCCTTAGTTAATTATATAGGAGTAGTTGGTAAGGGCCTACTTACGGCCCAAACCCTTCTTAACAGTTGGTTTCTTTTCCATCTTCTTCTTCTTAGAGGGACGAGGGGCTACGAGGCCACCTTTAGCCATACCACCCCAGCCGGAGCCTTGACCTTGGTCTCCTTGACCACCTGTGGCAGCACCAGCTGCACCATCACTTGTACCACTTACACCATTACCCATACCGTCATTACCACTGGCACCAACACTACCTGTACCACCTTGCTGAGCACCACCTGAGGCTTGACCAGCAGTACCTTGGCCTTCTGGGCCATCGTAACCCTCAGGACCTGGTGCATTCATCTCAGCAATAGACTTACCTGTACGAGCGGAGGCCTCTAACTGGGATGCAACTCTATCACCAGCAGTAGTGGCTAGTCCACGGTAATCTGCAGCAGTACGACCTGTACGTCCTGTGGATGTAGGAGCTGTGGTTGTACTTGTTGAAGTAGATGTTGTCTGAGAACCCTTAGGTGCTTTACTGTTTTGCGAGATAGCTTCAATAGCTTGTGCAGTCTTATTCGCTAGACCAGAGGTAAAGAGTCCCTTTGTGTTTAGATTGTTCTCTTTAGCAAAGCTTTTAGCAGCCTCTGCAATAGCATTAGCTTGAGCTGTATGACCCTGTGCAGCTAGTGCAGCTGAGTTAGCCATAGCCTCTGAGTAGGTCTTACCTGCCATAGCTTTACCTGCAACACTAACACCTAGGGCCCCAAGTGGCCCTGCAAAGACCTGACCGGCCAAACCAACAGCCCTTGAGCCAAAGGATTTACCATCCTCACTCATGGTAGACATAGTCGCCTCCGCAAGTGCATCTGGGTCTCCGTAGTCGAAACCACCCATCCAACCCTTACCCGCATTCTCGTTGTCTGTGGTAGGTGTGTTCTCATCTGGACCACGACCCTCCCCAGGTTCAGTAATACGTACAGGTGTGTTAGCTTGTGTTTGGTACACAGGGGCCGATACACCACTGGTAGTACCTGTTGCCTGTTGCTCTTGTTTAGTCTGTTCTTGTTTGGTAAGAGGTAACCCTGTGTAGGAGAAACCCATTTGGTACTCACGGGGGTCAAAGGAGCTACGGTACGTACCATCCGTTACAACACCACCTTCAGCCATAGCCTGTACAGCAGCAGGTTGGGCCTGTGGGCCTGCATCTTGAATGAAGATACCCTTAGCTTTCAACATGTTTACAATAGATGGGTCTTTAGCAGCAGCCCCTTTAACACGATCAATAATACCGTTAATATCAGTACCAGGTACAAGACCACCAGCGGCATAACCATCCAACGTGTCTAGATCAGAGGAGAGGGTATACTCGAGCAGGTCCTCTTTATCTTCAGAAGATGCGACAGGTGCACCGCCGATACGTCCATTCTCACCCATATCCTCAAGACCTTCTTTGGCCTTGTTCACCATCTTCTCGAGAGTTGATACACCGATGTACTTAACTACGTCAGCAGGTACAACGTATTCACCTTCTGACAGTTTAACGTCTACGTCATCACGTACGTCAGAGGCGTTAGAGCCGACAGGTATTTCGTTACCCGACACAGGGTCTACTTCCATACCGTCTGTAGCCAAACCACCTTCTTCCATCATCTTATCCATTTAGTATGTCTCCGTCTTTGCACCGTTGATTTTATCACGGAGCTGTTTAAGGCTACGTAACGCTTTAATCTCACCTTGTAGGCGATGTAACTCCAAGGGTTCATCCCTTTGTTCTATTTGTTTGTGGGTATATGTTATACGTTCATCCAGCTCATCGCAGAAGGAGTCCCACAGTGGTTTATCATTTACTAGTCGTTTGATTTCCATAACTTACCTTTATAATAAAGCTGGTATTAAAGCGGCATTAGCGAGTTGAGCAGATTCAGTAGCAGTTAGTCCACTTACCCCACGCTCAATAACAACAGCCCTTGTGGACACTTCTAATCTAAGGAAGGTATCATAACCTAAAGTCTGTTCAAAAAGAGAGGTATTAGGGTCACGAGGAAACAAGTTACCCGACACAATAATCTCCCCATCACTCGAAGGCATCTTGATACGCCAACCTAAGTCATTCCTACAGAAGAAATAAGGGGCAATAGTCTGACCTGAACCTACGTTATCGCCACCAGTAGTGTCAAAAGCTGGGGGGTACTTAGCGTTATCCCCTGCACGAGTCCACTCTTTCCACGCGCTATAGATGTTAATCTGAGTGTCAAAAGAACCAATGCTAGGTAAGGTTATGTAGAGGTTATCCCCATCAAAAATTGCATCTGCCATTACGGGTTCCTATAGTTTCTGTCTACCCGTTGTTGAATTGGAAGTGTCAGGTTAGACGATGTATCAGCACCTTCAATTCTTTGGTACTCGTAGCCAAGGGAATGAACAACAATATCAACACTGCCCACTGAGACAGTAGTTGAGAATGTAGTGCCTGAGTTTTCCACCCCTGCTATTTCTGTGGTAGTTCCTGCTGTGTACACACGCACCTCAGAGTTAGCTTTTAAACCTGTGAGCGTTAGAACTGAATCTGGGAACACTGTGCCGTTAGCATCTGTTCTAGTTCCTGAGAATATTGCACCATTGGTTAAAGTAATTACACCTGTCGTAGTCATATCACCAGTAAAGGTTGATGCTTTAATAGTTATAGTATTACCAGATACGGAAAAAACACTAGAGGCCGTTGCGTCAATAGTGACGTTATAGGCACCTGCGTCTATTAGATTACCTGAACGAGTTACCAGTGTTGATAGTTCACCCGCATAGTTGTCAACT